CTCATTACCACCGGTTATCACCTAAAATGCCCCTAGTAGGGGGACCGCGCTGGTGAGAGCACCGGGTGTCGGTTTTGCACTCGATTGCAAAACGATAGAAGAGTACTCCGGGGTTGTCAAGCCCCAGAGCACAATTAGAGGAGGAGAGATCGAAGGTTATTGTTGGTCGGGAGGCAGTAGCTTCACGTCTGTCGCGTTGGGGTCAAGTTTCCCGAAAAGCCGCTCCTGCCCCGTTATCCGGCGCTTTCGTTTCTTTTTTTTTGCTCATCCTGACGGTCGCGAGAGCGAGTTTCCCGTGAAGACAAATTATTGAGCAGATTACCCCTCTCCCTCTCACGAGTGGTCATGGGCAGCCCGCGCCTAGCAGGATCACGGTCTGTCGCTTTGGTCTGCTCTCGGAATCCATCCTTCTTCTTCTTTCCCTTCTCCATCTCAGGAGTCGGATGGCTGGCACGGTCTATACCAGTGAAGAGACCATCGAATTCCATCGTGGGCGATTCCACGTCACGCTCACTCAATACGATGCCGCCGAAATCGCCACGCCGAGTAATCTCGTCCTCTTCCAAGATAATCAGATCATCGCGCTGCACTTCGAACGGCTGTGTCGTATGAATGTGATACCCCGCTCCTCCCTGGCCGGTGGACTCCCGCCGCACGTCTACCCAGTGTACGTGACCGTCCACGTCCCATGGCGTGGTAAACCCGGCAACGAGCGAGTTGTACATGTGGTCGTGCTCGTTGGTGAAACCTGTCGGAGACAGCCCCATGAGGTTGCCAGTCTCCAGGTTGTCACGCTTACGCTCGATCACCAGCATACAGGTACCAGCGGCTCCGCTTGCCAGATCGACGCGCGTCCCGTCATCCAACTCCGGCTTCGCATCGGCCATTAGCTGTTCCAGCGTCCTATCGCTGGCTCCCGCTATCTCGCGCAGATGGTCCTCGCGCTGCAATTCCTCGACAGCGATGTACAGACACGATGCGGCCTCACGCTGTTCATCGTCCTGCATATCGTAGTCTTCGCCGACGTGCTGGAGTAGATGCTGCTTGAAGTCAGCAAGGCGAACCATGCTGTCTGTCTTCTTGGTGTTCTTGAAGAACTTGACTTGCCTTTCACGTTTCTCGGCGGCTTCTTTCGTTGGAAAGGTGCCGAGATTTTTGCCCGTGCTGGAAATAAGTTGGAACTTACTCCCCACTTTCTTGATGGTCATGGTGTGTACCCCTTGGTCGAATTCGCAACCTTCTAGGCATTGCGTATATCTGAGGGTACACACGAGGAGGCTGTTTAGCAAGCATGGTCGTTACGTACGTAGGCGCAGCGTTAGTGGGGGTCCACGCGTTGTAGATAGCAACCATAGAAGGGAAAGGAGCAGAATTATCGTGACCGCCGAATTTTAACCGTCCCTTGACTAGACGTAGCTCAGTACAAGTACCGAACACGTAATCGTGGAACCACTTGGTGTCTGTGCGAGCAGGGAGGAGGCACACGATGTTCAATCCGAATCTGCTTTCCAAAGCAGCTTTCTGCACCCAGTGCTTAATCACTCGGCCATACGGTGGATTCATCCAGGCCCATCCATCGGGCCGCACTATTCGATGCCAGCGTTTCGTCAGAGCATTCAGTTCAGGAGTGTAGAAGGCTTTGCATTTGGCGTTGGCGGCAGTAGCGCAAACATCCAGGGTAAAACGGAATTCTCCCGCGAGCTTATCAAAGAACTCGTCGGGAGTTTCCCAGTCACCACTCCCCGAAGAAAAGTGTACGTTGTTAGAGGGCATCCCCCTTCCTAACAATGTCGCGCGCCATGTCGCGCATCTCTTCGTCCGAGTAAGAAGCGAAGAATGCTTTGCCCTCGCTAAATATTGCGACCGGTACCACGAAGAAGGCACCGAAGAAAACCGAAACGGGCAACCAGACTTGCATGAACGTGAAGAGGCTGTGATGCCATTCGGGCCTCATCTCTCGCATACATCGAATCATGTAGGGGTATCTACGAACGACGTAAAACCACTTCAGAATCACCAGGGCCGAATAGCCGGTGATGGGGTAGAGCAGCCAGTTGTGCGAGAGAATATAATCCATAAAGTTGTACCTCCAGGTCTCATTGAACATGGAGGGATCTTACCAAAGAATGTGATAGGGGTCAAATTCTAGCGTCGCCGTCAAAGCGATCCCCCAGGTCTTCACGCTCCCCTACCTCGGCATAGCTCTCCCAGGTCTTGGAGCGGCCCAGGAGCAGCCAGTAGGCCCCACAGAGGGCGTCAGCCACGTCCTTAGAGCCTTTCGGGGGGTGCTCTACCTTGTCCCGCTTCTCGTCATACTCCAAGGAAATAAGTTCGTCTACCAATATATCTTGGAAGTAGATTCGTAGACGACCATCGTAGATCGCGTCGCGGAGGTTCTTGTACGGCACAGATGTCCGGTCTACGGATTGAAGGCCGGTGCGCATACCCTGCTTCTTCCACTGCTGTCGTGATTCTAGGGAATTCCACCCATCGTACGTTATCCCACGTATAGGATACCCGTACGTCACCTTCAGTTGCCTTACCCATGCTCGTACCTCCCCGATCTCAATCTCTGCTTGTTGGTTTGGGAGAATCGTAACTGCCATTTCACATGTGGCAATAGGCAGCGTCTCCACTTCCCCAGTCGCACGCGTTACATCCGTGAAGCCATCAAAACGAACCATTGCAATTCCACACCGGTCGCCTGTAGAGGATAGATCGATATGAACGTAGCGGGGCTTCGACGGAGATTGGCAGTAGTGGCCGCGCGTAACAAGGGGCATCCCCTCCAATCCCAGGACGACGTTATCCTTGACGAGAAAGCTTTCCAAGCCCATCTCTTGCCCCGCGATAACCGCTTCATTGACTTTCTCTCTTCGGCGAAGGAACGGATTGATCGATTTGACACTCCTTCCAACAATGTCGCGAAGTGCACCGGCCGAATCAATGTCGAAGTTCTCACGATATTCCACTGGAATCTCAATGACGGTCGCGCCCTCCGCTGCACGCTCTTCATCTCCGAGTACCCGAACGTCGGCCGCAGCTTCATTCTCAATGAGCAACCGGAATTTGTCTCCGCAGTAACGATCCTCCGGCCATACATCGTACTGCGCTTTGTCGTAGATGTAACAGCCTTGAATGTTGTTATCTTCGATCTGCTTCTTTCGCCGGTCAGTGAAATCGTTACGATAGCGAGTCGAAGATGACAACGAGATAATCCCAATCGAGGGGCCGTTATACATGAATCGGCCCTTGCGACGCCGCGTGAGTGTATCGTGAAGGTTTTGTGCCTGATCATACCTGCCGCCTCTGCCTCCCTCGCTTACCTCTGCGCGTTTGGATTGCTCCACGACTTGCATGAAATTGACTTCATCCACCGCCCCTCCAATGATCGCCTCACCGAGAATGGCATCGGCATCACTTCCCCCTTGGACGACGCGAATGTTTTTCTCCGTGAAAAACATTTCTGCCTCGATGAGCTTCGTCGGACGAGCGTATTTCTGAAACCAGGGCATCGCCTCGATGTAAACTCTAAGTGGCGTATAAAGGATCCGCTTAGTAACATGCGGCTTAGCTGCCTGAATGACAAAGATGATGCTGGTAGATGAAGGTAGCCCGTAAACAAGTTGAGGCTGTCGGAGACAATGCAAGAGATGGACGTGGTACGCCAACGTGACTTTCGCGATCTCAGATTTACCCGTCGCAGTAGCACCCATAAGTAACGCTTCTTGAATCGCATACTTCGGTCCCTTCCACCAGTTTTCATTGATATCGATAATAGCCTGACGCACTTCCGGCCACAGTACGAGATCAGTAGCCGCGAGGAAATCTGTTGAGTCTAAGAACTCATGAATCGAAACGGGAGGCTGTTCCAGATGTGACAGGAACTCAAGAAACGTATCGTCTTCTTCGAAGACCTTCTTCTCCACTGCAAGCAGATACATGTCCGCAAACAATGGGTTCTCAAACTCCTCCACCATCTCACGGGCTTTACGGAGTATTTTTTCTTGTCGTGTATCTATGCGACGTTGACGGATCCTACGTCGTCTAGGAGGCCGATCAAACCCTAGCTGCGTCTCCATCAAACAACCTCGACATCCTCATCTTCCATGTCGGGCAGATTGAATAACTCGGACTCCGGGATCCCGCTCATACCTTCTGGCAGCCCTTGTTGAACTTTATCCTCATCGAGAACTTCTCTGGTCAAGTTCATGAGCTTCTGTATATCGCCCTGTCCCTTCGACTTATCAGGCACAAACTTCAATGCTTCGAATACTCCAGCTTGGGCCATCATCCTTGTCTGATCATTCTTCGCTGCAACAGCAGTGCGAATACTGGCGAGCTTCATATTGACAGGGTTCTTTGTATTCGACGCATGACGCATAGCCATAGCCACAGCTTCATTGTAGAACGCCATGGTGTCGCCAATGAGCAGATTGATGTCCAGCTTCTTCGCCGCAGTACGAAGTCTATCCCACAGTTCCTTGCGGTCCCGTATCACCGTGCTCACGGAGATATCGAGTTCACGAGCAATTTCATCAAGAGGGATGCCACGCATCAGCATACGGTGCAGCAGTCGCAGCCTGAACTCGCGCTCGTACTGGCTGGCCCTGTGTCGTACTTGGTGCAGCCTACTATTAGCTGTTACACCCTCATCGACTTCAGGTTCCGGCTCGGGCACGACTTCATTTTCGACGTGTGCGTTCAGGTCGTCCATAGGGACGCCCTCGGGTCTGCGTGAATACACTACGCCTCTGCGTGGTCGCCGTCTTATCCGGGTTCTACCGGGCATGAGACACCCCCCTCGATGAACCTTTTACGCTGGCGTACGCGGAGAACTGTAACCAGCGTGCTGTCTCGTATACTGGATCAAAGCCTGCGTTGTACAGCAGGTTACGCAGGCTTGTGGGATTACTGGGGTAGGGGCTGTCCGGAAAGGGGGATATGGTTTCTTGCATGAACATAGGCACGAAGCCGGTATTGTTTTCTTTGAAGGTTTCGCGTTGCGTCGTTACGAATAGCCCTCGATACTTGAGAATACGAAACGCTGCGTTGAAGATTCTCTGCTTGTAGAGCGGCGGGACGGTACCTATGGCGTGGTCCAAGAATACACAATCTGCCTGCATATCCAGCTTGGATAGTGCATCCGGATTCTTCACGAGCACTTTTGTCAGGACAGTTCGCGATTCAATATTTTGCAATCGATTGCAAATATCTTTCAACACCAAATCCGGCGCTGCACTCACAACGAGCATTCGATAGGGGGGCTTGGGCTTGTTGGTACAATGCTTTTCAATCAACTCCAGGTTGACCATACGAAGCTCACCACTGAGGGATAGCGATCCCTTCTTGGGCTTTCTCATGGTGGCTCGTTTGTTTATCTGCACTTCCATGCGCGGCATTCTATTCCGTTATCTCCTCCTTTGGCAACTTATAATTTTTATCGTCCAAAGGGTGCCCGACAAATATCTGAGTAGTCGGTTTCGTTTTCCCCGGTTCTTTCTCGCACAAAATGTAATGCATAGTGATAAGTCGCCCCATGAAAAGTACCTTGATCCGCTCCATGAACGACAACTTTATGAACGTCTCTACGAAAATCATATCGGTCCAGCCGCCTGGGAAATCCGCCATACCTAATCGTCTCCTGGTTCCCGCTATCTTCATGAAGAAGCGGAGCAGTAGACTTGGCCTATACTCCTGAACGCTATTGACGGGATCGGTCGAATCGGTCATTTTCTTTTGGTCTCTCTTTTCTTGGGCGCGGAAACTTCCTCCGAATCTCCGGTAGTTTCGCATGCACAGCATCAGTAAGGTTAAGACGCATGCTGCGAGCAAGTAGCTCAAGATAAACTTGAATATCAGCAAGTTCGAGTTCGATCTCTTCGATCATCTCGTCAATCACGAAGTCACCACGCCAAGCCTTCTTGATAATGTTTTGTAATTCACCCACTTCACCGCCCAAAGCAAGCGCGAGGAATTGAGTATCTTCATCAGTTCCTACACGTATGCCAGCCTTCTTAATCGCGCGGACATGGATTTCCCATACCTCATCCTGCCAACTCACCTTCTTCACCGCCACCGCACTATTCTCCTTTTCTGATTCGCAATTTCCTCGGAAGATTATAGACCAACGCATCATTCTCGTCAGCCGCCAAATCACTATCGAGCATGATACGTATATTTCTGGGGTTAAACGTCACCGTAACTTCAGGGATCTCGTCACCAACAAGATCTGATATCGCTATCTTCGAAACACTTTTGATCTCATGCCCGTCTACAAATAATCGACCATACGATCCACGAACAGTTTGACCATCCCTATCATCAGTGGGTGTCACCACTACAACCTCTGACCAATCAGGACTCATTTTGCTGCTCCCTTCGGCGCTTCTCCACGAGACTGCCAATGCTAGGACGACGATCCATACGAGGAACGGTACCGCCCACCTTAACGCCTTTCTTCTTTCTCGGGCGCATGGGACGCCTGTTGAGATTTTGTTCTGAGCGCGTCGCCCACTTGCAATTGCTTGGTTCGTAGTTTCCGTCGTTGTCCACACGTTCAATGGTGTAGCCCTCCGGACGTGGCCCCATGTCTTCGTAAAAGTCCTCGAAAGACTCACTCCAACGGGTGCACACAGAGATGCCCCGGCCACCGTAATTCTGGTATTGCTCTGCGGTCTTGACGTTACAACGTCGCAGCATTTGTCGCCACACTTTGTACTCGGGGATGTAGCTGAAGCCGCCTAGACGTTTGCAGCCACACGATATGATTTTCCCTTCCTTGAGCTTCTTAGCGAGCACTTCCTTGAACTCGCCGCAATCACATTGACACAACCACATGGCATGACCGCTGTGACTGCCTACAAATTCTATCGCTTGCAGCATACCAAACCGCATGCCAGTGATATCAGCTTTCGCCATCTTCCCGCACCAAGTATGGCGAGATCCCCAGGAGTTCCATCAAGTGATCGGTGATGTCGTCCTGGTCGTGATTACACTCTGCCCTGATTTGATTCGCCCACTGCCTGTACACAGAAGTAGGTATGAAGGCCGTGAACTCTCCCACAACGATGCGGGTGTTGGCCGGTGCCCTGGATTGTTGTTGTCGTCGGGAAGGTCGCAAGTTAACGTTGGCTGCGGCTGTTGAATCGTCAGACGTTATGTTTACCAGGGAGTCGAGTTCGTCACCAGTAAACCCGAAGTCTGTAAAATCCAGCCCGGTAGCCTCCAGTCCTGTAATCTCCTGCGCCAGTAAATCGATATCCCAAGTAGCAAGCTCTGCGACTTTGTTATCGATGATGCGGTATTGTTTTATCTGGCTTTCATTCAGGTGTGAAGCCCGTACGCAAGGAACGTCTACCATCCCCAGTCGTCGCGCTGATTCTACCCTAGTGTGCCCCGCGACTATGCCCAAGTTATCATCGATGACAATAGGCACCAGGAAACCAAACTCCCGGATTGAATTCTTTACAGCTTCGATGGCTGCTTCATTATCGCGTGGATTGTATTCGTACGGATTGAGATCGTCTATCGGATGATGTTCAATCTCCAATCGTCGCGGTGACGCATGCTCGCGCCGCCGCCTGCGTGCTGGCCTAGCCATCCCCCTACCTCCAAATAGAAAGGGCGCTGCGAAGTATACAGCGCCCTTGAGCTTACCGCGAATCAGGTACCGGCGTTACTTGCGACGGCCCTTCTTCTTGGTTTTCTTCTTGGCAGTTGTCTTCTTCTTGGAAGCAGTCTTCTTCGAAGTTTTCTTCTTCGAAGTCGTCTTCTTCTTGGAAGCGCGCTTCTTTTTGGAGGCAGACTTCTTGGCCGCCTCTTCCTGCTCGCGCAAGAGCTTCTTCGCCCTACGCTTCGCAGAACGCGTATCCTTCACGTCCAAGTGCTCTTCGGCCCACTCGGTAACAACGTGCTGGAAGACTTCCGAAGGATTATCCAGGCCCAGGCTTTCCGCCGCCGCGTTCATATACTCGGCGATGATCTGTCCTGCGTCCTCGGCCAACCGATACTTCAGGGTGATTCGCTTCACACGCTCGCCGGGAGTCGCACCCTTAACTGCGTAGGTTTCGCGAACCGTATCCTTCAGATCCTCGACGGACGATGACTCGGCCAACTCGACAAGCTCTTCGGCATTCTCTGCCGACATGACACGAGAGACCTGTGCAGCCTTGGTCCAACCAAGCTCGGCAACCTTGTCGCCGCCGATACCGTACTTGTTGAACTTGGCGTAGATATCCACGAGGTACTGCGCCTTGCGGTACTCCAGGTTGAGTTCGTTGGAAACGAAATCAGCCCAACCGCCCTTACCAGCGTACGCGCCCTTGTTGACATCCTTGTAGGCTTTGCTGATTTTGACGTGGTAGAGGATGCCGCCGAGTTTGTAGTCGGTAGCCATCGCTTCCTCGGCGTATTCCTGCGCCAGTTCCACGACATCATCGGCTGCGTTGACGAGATCCAGAATTTCCTGATCTTCCTCTTCTTCCGTGAGGATGATCATGTCCTTGAGATCTGGATCTACCTCTTCCTCTTCCTCGTCATCGGCACGGGTAGCGAGCTTCTTCGAAGACTTCTTCTTTGTCTTCTTTTTTGACGAGGCTTTCTTCTTGCCCTTCTTTTTACTGACGCTTTTGTTTTTGGTTTTCTTCTTGCTGCGAGGGGCAGGCTCTTCCTCTTCTTCCTCGTCCTCGTCTTCGTCTTCTTCCTCTTCGCCTTCGTCCTCGTCACCCTCGTCCTCTTCTTCCTCATCTTCCTCTTCCTCGGACTCGGGCACGTCGCCGGAAATCTCATCGGCAAACACGTCTACCAGGATGTGACTCGGGTTGGCTTTCGTCTCCCGCTTGTCTTCATCGAAGTCGGGATTCTCGGCGCGCAGAAGATACGCGGTCTCGTTGTCATCGCTCTCCTGAAGCGAAGCGATCTCGTAAACCTCGTCCTGCTCCAGCAGTTCGGCGTTATCGGGATACTCCTCTTCGGACTCGGCAGTGAAGCCAGTGAATACGACTTCTTGCCCCTTCTTGAAAAGAGCCTTGGCAGGCTTCTTCGCCTTTGCCTTGCCCTTGACCTTCGCTTTGGATTTCGCTTTGGGTTTCGCCATGGAATGTGGCCCTCCGTTTGAACCTTACCAGTAAAGAGGGAATCTACGTTACACCCTCACCGCAAGTGATCATACCTGAATTGCAATCGATTGCAAATGTTTTTTACCAGGAACTTAATGAATATCACGTATCCATCCAGGCCGGATAAGCTCAAACTTCTCCAATGCCTCACGGCGCTTAGGGTCATAGTTCCTGGCCCTACGGGGGTTCCAGTACGCCTCCCCCGCATGCATCAGTACAAAGGCGTCAGCTTCGTCCTCCTGCTCCACACGGTACCCCCAGCGCGTCATGATGTGCCCCTGGACCTGGGGCTTGGTGGAGTTACCGTTCCCGGTCGCGAACTTCTTGAGGCCCTTCGGCGAGACAATCAAAATAGGAATGCCCTTCTTCCAGAGCATCACCTTCACTAGCCCGCCCATTTCACCAGTCGAGTGCGCTCGCTGCATCTGAAATCGGCCCATCGAGTACCCTTCGATTACTACCTTGTCTGTGCCCTGTGCGTGGACAATATGCTCAATACAATTCCAGACGTACAACAGGCGCGGTAATCCCTTGTGCGACTTCGGTGTGATGATACCTGTATGGATTTCCCCTGCGTCATCACGATACGCGAATCCGCTGGACGTAAGGCTGAGATCTAATCCGAGAACGTTCATCCCGGCAGCGCGAAACACTGAATGGCAAAACTACATTTTTTAGCGGCCGGTGAGTTCATGTCCACACACGTTATGCGTGGTGGCAACCCGCCGCGTCTACGAGCACGTTTCAGATCCTTGGCGTCTCGCAAGTAATCTTTGATTCGATGGAGTTGCGACGTGACGTTAATAATGAATTCCTTGTACGGTGAACCTATCTTGAATTCCTTCACCACGTACAATATTGAAGCGTTCTCATTGAGCGAATAACCGGCCTCTCTCATGAGGAACCAATAGAGCACTACCTGGATAAGATGATCAGGAATGGGGCGCACCAGGGCCTCCCAATCCTTCTTATTGATGGATTTACACTCGATAACGTACAAGGCTCTGTTCTCGATGAATAGTAAATCCACGGAGCCGACGACCATGTACTTGTCGTTATGCACGACTATCTCGTGATAGTGAGTCAATCTGCTGTCGCATTTGCGGCACGAAGGCATCTGCTTGGCGACATTCAAAGTAGCTATGACTTCTTTGTCCTGGCACAGACAACGCCAACTACCGTACAGCTTCTCAGAGGCATTAGACATCAATCGAGTAGTAACGTAATCCTGGATAGCGCGGCCCTGCGCAAACGTTATACCACGTCCATCCCAAACAATCTCCGGCGTGAACGGTACCTCCAACTGATCGGACAACGCCATAGCGCGTGTGCATCGGTAAATCAAATCCGACGCATGCATGTACTTGCCTTCTCTGAACTGTTGGGGGGTAGGGTTGGTGTGAAGACAGGGTATAACGATCTCGCAAGGCTCAGCCTTCACGATTGTTCCCTTCCTCAAGCTCCGTCGCTTCCTAGACCGATTCGACAGAACGCTATCTACATCCCCCTGACGCGTGTGTTGTTCTAGTACACGCCGCCTACGTTTTTTCATCCTCGCCCCTGTTCTTTTTCACCACATCTTTGATGCCCGCGAACCCATCATCGATTCTGCGCATCCTCTTCACCCAATTCTCGGCAGCCTGTCTCCGGAGAGCATACGCGTCAGGATCGGATCGCTCCAATTCATCGAGAACCCGTTGGGCGTCCTGTATGATTTGTATATTGGTGCGCTTCTTCATAGCATCAGCGAGATCAGCACCGCAGTAATCCCTAGCATCACAGTGATGCGCCACAGTATGGCCCAACCACCGTTCCCGCTAAACGGATTTTTCATCTGCCCATTCCTCCGCAATCCATGTAGGGATCACGCACAGTTCTTTTATCGGTCGCCCCACTTCATCCACGAACTCAATGATCATCATTGGCTCTTCGCGATTGGGGTAAGCTGCTTCTTCAATTTTAGTCCAATCAGATAATCGAATAGAGAAAGATTTATGTCCAGTGGCTTTGGCTTCCACTCGGAAGATTCCACGGAATCGGCGTACATCTGCCTTATGAGTGGGACCGCTTCCGCTTCCGGGAGTTGGTATACCTCCCCTTCGTGCAATGTCACGTTCCTGTCTCGGAGAACGACGCTGTGCAGCATGCTTATTAGCATCACGAATCAACCTCTGTCTGCTCATGGCCGTGGAATGAATTCGTTCTCTTCAAGCACTTCCTTGAGTCTGTCCCGTACGTATTCACCCACAGTATGATCAGTGAGCGTAGCCCTGATACCCTCACATAGTCGCCGGTTCTTGTTGCCCAAATCAACGACCTTCAACTCCTGGTGCCCGAACATCGCTTTCAATGCGACGTACGATTCATGATCTCCCTGCATTGCTTTATTCAGCATGGCATCTAAGTTCATATTATTGTCCTGATAAATTCCCGACTCATCCCCAGATGCTCGGCTTGTTCTTGAATCAGCTTACAACGCAACGCCCAATATAGTTCGGGTTCGTCGCGCAAAGCCTGTACGGTCTCAGTGTTCTTCTTGAACCGCATACGCGTGTCATCGAAATCCAGTACCTTCGCCGCAGTGCCTTCCCCCGAATAGAAACCCATCTTCTTCGCGTAGGTCAGCAGTGTGGCCGAATCATCGATATCGCCTTCACGTAGGCCAGCGTCGTCATCGTCAATGCGTTGCAGCGTGAACTCACCCACGCGTGGCCCCGCATTACATTTGTTCTTGATAATCGTGTAGGAGTGATCGTTGGTAATGACATCCTCGATATCCCGCGAATCTTTGCCCTTGTTTTCTTTGTTCTTGATGATGAACTGGACCGACGTGCAATACTCCATGGCCTTGCCGCCGACCACAATACGTGGGTCTCCGTAGCCACCGATGCGGTTCCTGAACTGACTGGTGTAGAAGTTCGTAATCCAATGCCCGCGCTTACGTTCTTTGATCAGCGCCGATGTCATCTTGCGCACAAAGCGAGCAATGAGTCTCGCCTGCACTGCAATGAATGCATCCTCGACACTAGCATCAATCTCGGCCATCGGTGTCATAGCTGCGATGCTGTCAGTGATCACCATGGAGATTTCTTTGCTCTCCACCATAGCAATACCAACATCAGCCGCCATCTCCCCTGTCTCGCACTCAATTACAATCAACTGATCCAGGTCTACGCCTAGCTTGTGTGCGAATACTTTATCGAACGTACCCTCTGCGTCGATCAGTACAACGCTTTTGTCGGGGTACAACTGTTGTGCGCTAGCCGTTACTTTACTAGCAACAAGAGACTTCCCGGCATGTCGCTCACCCACGACCATAGAGCTACGGTTGTGAGGTATGCCCCCCAGTAAACTAAAATCGAGAATGAAAGCCCCAGTGCTAATACGAAGAGGCTGGCGTACCTCTCTCGCCAATCTGACTGTCTCCGGTCCATAACGTTTGCGGACAGCGTTAAGCGTCTCTCCGATTTCTCCTCTTTCGTGTTTTGCTTTTACTTTTCTTTTTGACTTTCTTTTTGCGCGAGTGCGTGGCTGGCGGGCCATCATCTTCGTCCTCTTCTAAAGGTTCCCCAAGATACTTGTCGCATTCAATGTCCAGCCGCTCCGCTACAAACTCGGCTGTCACTTCCATTTGCTCTGCTAACTGTTCACGGTAGCAGGGTATGCTTGCACCAACATCCACTCGCAAAGATTCATACTCGCGAATCTTTTTCGTTACACCAGCACCTACACGCACGTAAGCAGGTTCCACATCAAAAACCTGCACTTCTATCTCCTCCGACTCTTCCAATTCTTCATCAGGCTCCCCCGGCCGACAGATACGTGCGTGCACCCATATCTTGCCCTCGGCAGTCTGACGATCCACCTTCACCTTTCGTCGCGTTCTCATTACATGTGGGCTTCCCTATAAGCTGACACTACCTCATGCAAACGATCCACCGTATCCGTATGCGTCTGCTTGAGGTACGTGTACTCGTTCTCGTGCTCAATCAGAATTCTTGCAATCGATTGCAATTCTCCTTTCGTATAATGCTTATGTCCCTTCACCGTATCGGTGGCGACAGGCTCCGGGATGATGCCCTGTTGAATCCACCGCTTCAGCGTAAGCAGAGCTTTGCCTAACGCATCCGCAGCTTCAGGAATAGAGTATACCTCGTGTACCTGCACGATATCTCCGTCATCCAAATGCACGATGACTTCTTTGTCTATTCCTTCCTTGAGAAGCCTGCCCTCGGCAGCGAGATCAGAATCAACTTTGTCACGACGACTGTAGTAATGCGCGCGGGCAGCACGACGCTGCTCCTCGGCATAGTCTACGTCTGTATCGTAAAGCTCCCGTCGTTGGTCGTTCCTATTCTCAGAAGCTTGAGCCGTTTCGAGTTGTCGCTGGCCTCTCGTTTTAGCTCCCCTGCGTCTCGACGTTGAACGCCCTTGTCGGGATGCCATCGGAATACCTCCACATTGCTTTTCACCAGTTCCGCTATCCGATTCGCGAATTGGTACTCCGCGCGGTACGAACTGATATCTCTCATTGTAATCCATATCGGCACCTTTTTACCTTTACCTAATCGTAGGATACGGCCGTGTGTTTGCTCAAACCCAGATCGCGGAGTGCAGTCTAGTCCAGCACTCAAACGCGGTACGTCTACTCCTTTGTGGAAGATAGCGTACGTCGCGAAGATTATTTGTCGTCCCTTCGCTTCATCCAGTTTGGCTTTCGATGCTCGCTTCTTCACCATCTGCATCATCACAGGGGTATATTCGCACCCCTTCTCCAAGAAATCAGGTTTGCGGATAGGCTTCAAGTCCTTCGCATACTTGTATATATGCCTGTGCGCCGTACATAGGCCCATTGCTTCTTGGGGAATACCACTGTACAAACAGAGCGCCATCAAAGCTTCAAGTTGCTCGATGCGATCAGAGATGATCAGTGAGTCTCGTTCGTAGTCGTAGAGGTATCTGATAACTTTAGCGAGCAAAAGATTGCGCACACCGTCACCGGCAATCTCATTGATAAATCGTCCAGTCTTCGGCGATATATTCGCATACCAACTGTACACGGTATCGCTTTCGAGGTAGTAAACTTTGGATGGTCGATGCTTGGTCTTAGTCTTCACCTTCACCGATCCAATATGCCACTTGATGATTTTACCAAGTGCCCCATTACGTGGCGTGGCTGTAACACCGAATCGTGCCTGCGCAGGAAATTTGTAAAGCACCTGATTAAACTGCGGTGCTCCGGTACCGTGGCACTCATCGAATACCACCGTACCGAAGGCCCGTCGTACGCTCATCGGGAGTTTTCGGTTGTAAAGTGTTTGCAGCATAGCGACCGTAAAGAAGTCATCGGAGATGTCAGTCTTGGTTCCTTGGATGATACCTACCTCATCAGAAGAGATACCGAAATGTTGTTCGATGCGCTCTGCCCATTGGTCGCGCAAAAAATTTGTATCCACAACGATCAGTGTCGTGCGCCCAAGTTGGCGTGCTACCTCCAAAGCCATGACTGTTTTACCTGTGGCGGCCTTCGATTGCATCTGCACATCGAAATCATACTTGCTGGCAAGCACCATCTCCGCGACAGGTTTGACTTGCTCGTGCCATAATTTAATCGGCGGCAAGTCGCGCAGTTCCCCCCCTCTGCATGTACGATCCTCAACTGCTATCCCCCAACGTTCACAGAGTTTTATTCCATAGTCACGCGGCAGATAGATCCAGTTACGGTTCTGCCTGTAAGACTTCAACGTCAAAGGAACCTGTTCGCCGGGTTCCCATACCTTTACCGTGAGTTCCCGGCGAACAGAAGGTAGCCCCGGCGTTAACCGGGGCAACCGAAGGCTACCTGCAATGATTGCGGGTTCTAACACCTACCGCCCTCTCTTACGGGTAGCACCGCGCTTCTTTTTGCCGCGCTTCTTCTTTGCGCGGCGGCGAGGGCGCTCTTCCTCTTCTTCTTCGTCTTCTTCGTCTTCTTCTTCTTCTTCGTCTTCGTCGTCTTCCTCAAACTCCTCGTCCTCCTCGTCTTTTTCTTCGTCTTCATCTTCCTCTTCTTCTTCGCGACGAGAGCGCCGTGAGGGACGCTTCTTTTTCTTTTTGGTTTTGGATTTCTTTTTCTTTTTCTTGCGACGTGATTTAGTCCCCTCGTCTTCCTCTTCCTCGTCCCAATCATCGTCTTCAAGCTCTTCCTTAGCCTGCTTCGCTGACCCTGGTACGGCGTCGCCGCCCGCGATGATTGATAACTCCTCTGTATCCGGTTCCTTGAAGATCTTCTTGTAATCGAAAGGAACGCTGCAATCCTCCGTGTGCTTTTTCTTTTTGCGGTCTACCCAATCCTTGGTGTACTCCGCGAGATCATCGTCATCCATCCAGTCTTCGAATTCGATGTCGTTACCAATGACAGGATCCTTGTCGGTATCACGGGACAGTAAAAGTATCTGCCCGCGCAATGTACCTTCCTTCTTCCAGCGCCGGATGAATTTCTTTTGCTGCTGCGGCTTGACGCACATGAGCTTACGCGAGAACTCGACTGTCTCCTTGGCTCTCGTTTGGTAAGGCTCCAGATCAAGCACAGTCATGAACAGTGCGTAGTAGCTGTCCTTGATTTCCTCGCACACCGGACACGTTTCCCATTCCTTCACACAGCCGCAATAGGTATACATCGGCATGTCTTTACGACCGCCGTTGTAAATCTGGTGTTCGTGCATGAAGAATTCCGGCTCATCATCGAGGATGACAACTTGCCGTTCAGTCGTATCAGGTTTCAGATAGAGTCGATACGGTCCTTCGTTGGCCGCCTGACGACGCGCCTGTCGTTCCTTCTGTGCCGCCAGTTCACTGTCTACCTTGTTTCTACCAGCAGCACCCCGATGAAACCGGGAAGTACTGCTACTCTCCTTACCACGAGATCGTGCGGCACGTCGCTGCACTTTCTTTTTCGTTACACGCTTCTTTTTAGCCATCTTTCCTCACTCCGTAAAGTTCATCTAATTCACGCTTGAGAACCTGAGAAGACTTCATGCTCAATCCAACGCGATGCAGTGTGGTTGCCTTTATATCGTTTACGTGAACGACTTCGCAGCCGTGGCCTGCTAAACCGATGACCAAATATGGTTCCTGTGATTTTGGGTGATAGCACTCAATCGGCGCGATGAGCAGGATTGGTTGCATCCCTTTCAAACGACGCTTCTTTATGATTCGGGAATCACTTACGACAAGTGCTACACCTTCACCACTTAACAACGGTTTCAGTACGCGCTGAGCATCATCTTCCTGATACTCCTCACTTGGTTGATACTCGATCAACTCTACGGTCATTTTACCTAATCTTGGTCCGGTGGCGCAACTGGTCGCTCTGCCGGTCCAACTGGTAGATCGGCCGTAACCTCTTCGCCCGACTCCACAATGAGACGCACAACGCCGTCTGCCGGATTCACCGTAACGTCGATGACGTGCAGATCCTCATCGTTGCCGACGACGTTGACTCGTAGAGGCATGTCAAAATCAGGAACGACAGCGACCAGATCTTCAGTCAGTTGCAGAACCGTACTCACGCCGCCCTCCTAATTCCCTGGCGCAACACCTTAGTCATACGATGGTGCCACCGCGCTATCTTCTTCCCGTGCTTGAGAAGCTGTCCCGGCGTCGCGTCGCGCCAGTAGTAGAGGAACGAATAGCACGTCTTGCAGATGCCGATTTTCGGGTAATCGACTGGGTTTTCGGAGCACAGTTCGCAATACTTCTTTTTCGCTGGCATTTTCTTCTCCTCAGTTGTGGTGGATTGTCGCCATCCGACTTATCCACTTCTTCATCATCCAAACCTGGGAAAACATCAATCACATTCTTGGTCCCCAGGCGACCAACAATCCATAAGCTATAAAACCAACAACTCCAACAACGACGATGACAATCATCAACGCTGATAGTTTCGAGCCGCCTGTTTGCTTGTTCATGCTAACCTCGCATTTGCGATCATCTTTCGTACGGATTTGGCGGAATCAATCTCACCGGGGTCCGAGATCCCTCTTGGGTATCTGACCTTGGCGACGGGGAGTGATGCACGTAAGGCATCGGCCGCGAGCGCAGCCCCAGTCTTTCCAGCCATGTCGTTATCGTAGAAAAGGTAAACAGGTCTACCAAGTCGCTGAAGGATCTTACGTTGCGGCTCTGTGAGATCTGAACCACAAGTAGCGAGAGCGTCAAAGCCAAGAGTGACCAGCTTTGCAAAATCGAAAAGCCCTTCCACCAGGAGAACAGGTTCGTCTGACTTGCGATCAACGAGATGATCCCCAAGCAAACACAAACGCTTTGGTAGACCAAAATAGTCTTTGACTCTGGGTACCCTTTTGTTGGACACAGCGCGACCAGTAAAGCCGTACAGCGCGCCCGTGTGATCACATACAGGGAAGATAATGCGATCTTCATCCGGGTCATGGAGTATTGGAATTTTTCGCGCTGCGCGTGCGCTAATATGGCGTCGTCGGAGATACGGATGACCCTCTGCCGAATCATAGACGTGCCAGTATTCTTCGCTAAGTGGTTCCGGTAATTTTTGTATCTCTTCGGCATGGTTCCGTCGCCTCCACTCGGGAAGATCATAACCAACTTGCTCGCCCGCCTCGATCTCCTCTTCCAGATCGGAATAGTCCTCACCCGTATATTCCTCAAGGAGATGGACAAGATATGGAAGGGGGCCTTTCTCTTTGCATCCAAAACAATGGAAGAGGCTTTCGCGTTCATCAGTTACCAGAATTCCAAAACTTGGATTATTGTCCTGGCCCCCGGCGTGAGTCCATTCCGCCAGTGGGCACGAAAACATGAGCCATTCATCCTTGCGCTCAGAAGGCTGCGGTACTCCGTCATTGAGTTCCGTCATCAATGATTGAATACCCTCGACGTTCACTTAGGCCGCTTCAGCGTCCTCCTGCTTTGCCGGTATGATCTTGACTTTCAGTACCGGAGTACCAGGAACAGCCGGAGTAACCTTGGACACATTCGCGAGTTCTTTCCCCGACAAGTGTTCCTTCGCTTTGGTCACACTGACGGAAATGGAATCATAGAACGCGTCTTCGTCCGCGACCGCTTCTTGGTACTCGCGCGGATCGATCTTCGTCTGTGAGCGTCCAGCCGGTCGCACGATTGTTGCATCGCACCTACCGTTCTTTTGCTCCTTCAGGCCCAGACGTTTCATCTCCTTGAACGTGTCGTCGCGCAACTGCACAGACGACGCTTGTAACGCCAGGATTTGCTCTTCCGTCGCGGCGATGCTGTAGAGCATACCGTTGAGCTTGTCCAGATCATCACCATTCGGGGGAATGATGCTCGATGCTTTGCGCCTTACGCGCATTCTTCGTTTCTCAGCCATAGTACTTAATCTCCTCTGTTGAGCGGATGAGGGACACTCACCTTACCAAAGAATCTAATAGGGTGCAACTGTGCCGGATAGCCCCATTTTAGCTGGTCTAAACGATTGGCCCTGATAGTAGGTGCATACCTCCTGCGCTAGCACCAGTATCTCCTTCCCGTGGTTCCCGATAGCGTATCGCTCTCCTGCGTGGAACGATACAAAAACGACGACGGCAAACGCCATGTAGATCATTATTCGATTTGTCACGCGGCTACTCCCCACACCGGCTCCTCAAGCAGTCCATCGTTGGGCGGTGTTTTCTGTTTTGGTAATTCAATATCCATTTTGAGTTTACTGAAATCGTACTTCTTACCTTCTTGCAGATTTTTCATGTCCCACTTGTCGGTACCGTTCACGCCAAAGGCGACATCCGCAACAATGGGTACCGGAAGATCATGGCCGAACAGGGCCTCGATATCATTGGACTCCATATAATACTTCAATGTCTTCGCGCCCCACTCAACATACCTTGGGTCACAGTACGCATAGATGGCGTCGTGCACGAAAGCTGTGAGCGCGAGATATTGCGGATCCAGTTCACGATCCATTCGGCCCATGGACATGACGCCCAGTGAGGATGCGAACTCCTGGACTGGACTGTTGATGGCTTGGCGCTCTGCCTCTGACACAACGAACTCTTCCTCAGAGTGAATCATTGGCAGATGACGAATTCGGCCACTGTAGCTGCGCACATATCCGTTCTCGTGCGCGAAGTTACGCTGCTCCATGTGCCACTCATCGAGCATGTAGTATTTATCAAAGAACCCGTAGCGAACGCGCTCTGCTTCCTTCTCGGTAAACTCCACGCCGAATTGCGTCTTCGCATAGATACGGAATTTTCTCCAGCCCATACCGTACATGAACCCGAAATTCACTGCCTTAGCACGGAACCGGGCAAGCTCTCGTTCATCCTTCGACAGTTCATTGAATTCTTCCAAGCTCATATCGAGAACGATCAAAGCAGTCTCGGTATGGATGTCGCCAGCGTCCTGGTAGATCTCAATCATGGTCGGCTCATCTGCCATGCACGCAGCGATACGAAGCTCGGCCTGACTCAAGTCAGCCATGAGCATGATCTTTCCTGGCGGCGGGACAAAGATTCTCCGATAGGCCGGTGCATTCTCACCGCGAACAGGAAAATTCTGTGCGTTTGGATCCTGAGAAGCTGAACGGCCCGTGACTGCGGTGTGCAACGAGTACGACGGATAGATCATCCCTCGATACATGTAGTTCTCGCGAAACTTACGGACGTTGGTAGATAACAAACGTTCATCCTTGATGTACTGTGCGAGATCCATAGTGAACGGACAGGACTCAAAGAAGTAAGGGAGATGGTCTTTGCTAGATACCGAAGGCACCCGCATATCTTCGTCGGGTAAATCCTTAGTTGTTTTGGTGAAGACGACCGGCTCTAACTGAAACCCACCGGGATGCGTGAACAACACATCCGCGAGAAAATCACGGCGGCTCAAACTTATTCCTTTCGGGTTGGTTCCTCCTCGGAGATGCGTGCGTTTGACGGCGCGCGGAATCTGGTCATAAATGTTGTGGCGCTGTTCCGCAACGTCATCAGACAAGACTTCCTCAAATGCCTCCAGAGCTTCTTCGTCAATAAGTTGCCCCCGACGTTCAATCGAGGCAAAAGCATTAAGTCCCGGTATGGTAATAACTTGATAGTGATTGCACAGGTCACTGTCGTCTTCAACTCGCGGCCATAGTTCAAGGTAGAGACGTAGAGCAGCGTCGGAGTCTCCACATCCGTACGGTATGAGATCATCCAGTGGGACCAAATCCATCCTGGCTTTATCGTACTGTGCGTTAAATGCATCGTTGTATCCCGCCATGTCTTGAACATAAATTTTTATTAGTGTGTCGAGACTTTTATCCTGCTGGTTCTCATCCAGCAACGCCGCAAGTAAAAGCGTGTCGTGGTGGATGGTGACGCGAATCTTCATGCGCCATAGCACCCAGAGAACATCGAACTTTAGATTCTGCCCAACGATAGTGCGATCAGGTTTGCATAATAGCTCGCGCACCTGTCGTTTGATTTTCTTCTTGTAGCTATCTGACTTCCTATGCTTTGGGTGATCCCATAGCACCATGTAGGCTCGCCCCGGCTCCGGCGAGAACTGCAACGTCAGCAGCTTATTCTTCATGTTCGATGGACGTAAGCCACGCGTCTCAACATCGAAGCCAAGAATTTTTGGGTCTTCATCGATTAGGAATTGCAGATCATCGACAAGCTCATACTCTGCATCTGTCGTCTTGAGAGCTTCCAGACTCAAATCAGCATCGATGAACTGTCGGAGAGTATTGCAATCGGTTTCAAAAATTGGCTCATGCTGCGGATACATGCAAACAAACGTAGGATCCAACATGGGCAGCACCCAGGTATCGAGTTCTTCGCTCCACTCCACGACACCGCGCGCTTTGGTTATCTTGACTGCACGCCCCAATACTTGCCGCGAAGCCTGCGCACCCATGGGAATAATCACATCCGGCTTCAGCTTCTCCACAATGCGCAGCAGATACTCGCGGCACTGTCGCATGATCTTGGTGCGATCTTTCGATACCCAGTGCTTCTCGTTGTACTCGCACTTCACGCCAGCGTGGTACACAAACTCGCTGCGCGTAAAATCCAGACGCTTCATATTCCGCCCGATCAATCGAGAAGCATCAGGATGAAAGTGTTCACCGTATCGTATTTGTTGATGGTTAGGCGCGGAAGTGACAACCAGATAGCGTGCCGCCTTCTTACCCTTTGGCTTGAGCATCCGACAGGTAAGAAGGCACTCATCGCACGGTTTCGATATGCGTTCTTTGACAGCCATCAGTTGCGCCTACGTGTCCTGGTGTTACCGCCGCGCTGCCAGTCAGTGGATCGTCGTGCACTGCTGCGTCTTTGTGCTTCGGTAGGCGGGCCGATGATTAGATGCGGAGCTTGCTCAAACCCAATAGGGTTGAATCGGTAGTGGATACCGAACATCGCGCTTTCGCCTTCCCTGCCCTTCAACGTATCGATAACCCGGTAGTATTTCTTGTTCTCGTCTCGGTTGATCTTGTTCTTCAAATGCCGAATCCAAGGGCGTATCGCGTAGATCAGAGATGAATGTGTAGAAATCGCATCGGTCAGAGCAATGTTCTCCAATCCCCCGTGCTGCCCAGACTTTCCGGCAGAGCGCGCGAACTGCGTGGATATCACAAGCGGTATGTCCCTCTGCACGTTGATCCGTTTCAAATCGTCCATCACGCTCGACTGGTGTTCCCATTTGCTTGCGTTCCTTCTGAAATCCTCGGGCTTCAGCAAGTAGGCAGAATCGATGAACACAATGGATGGTCGAATCTCTTGAATGAGATTGTCCACGTTCTCCGTACGCCCGCCGAACCCGTGTGAGTAAATGCGTATCCCCGGTATCTCTTCGAAAGTCTGTATCGCTCCCAACATTTTCTCATGCGCTATCGGACCTAGCATACCGCGCCGCATCCATTTCGGATCGATACCTGCTTCCAAACCAATCAAGCGTTGGATCAGTTGTCGTCCGCTCATCTCCAGCGAGAAGAACAAAATAGAAAATCCTGCATGCCACGCTGCCAACACTTGCTTCAGCAGCAAATACGTTTTACCCATGCCAGGGCGACCAACCCAGGTCACTAGGTCAGCCCGTTGGTAGCCGCCCGTGTCCTGGTCTATGGGCAACCAACCCGTGGGTACCCCTGTGAGGCCAGAAGCGTGCGCCTCGTGTATCTCCGTGTACGCCCGGTGATAGTCCGTCGCCAGATGATCGGTACCAGTGACCGTCTCTGCGTCATCTATCGCCCGTGCTGCAATTCGCAATCGCGAGATGCACTCACGTATGTTCTCGGGGTCAGCCCCTAGCAGTGCTTGTCGTAGTTCTCCGAATACCGGTCGCACTTCGTTGTAGAGTGCGCGATTGCGTAGTTGGTCCAAGTAGTATTCTGTGGACTCTCCTATTTCCGGTATTTCTACACCTGTCTCCTCTTCAATGGTTTCAATTGTTGGTAGCTCTCCGTAGCGTCGAAAATGTCTCCGGAGAAAATTGTAAACATCAACCTCATCGTCAACAAAAAGATCCGTGCTGATTTGTCTTAATAATTCTGTTGCATTGTTCTCGATGATGGCTGCGAGTAGACGCAACCCTTCCATTCATACCCCCTAGTTCCATTATTCGTTAGAAAAATAATCGTTCAGATTCACAAGCAAGTAAGTCTTAAAATCATTGCCCCACCACTCCTGCACCGTTTCAATAGTTCCCTGGATGTAAGGATACACGCATACGTCCCCCATGATCCATTCGCGTATTTTCTGCCTCACAGTGTGCTCCGATCCTGGCGACAACGGAGATGGTCTACCGTCGTGGGCAAACCCTTCAATGAAAACATGACGAGCATCAGTATCCGACATGCTGGTGTTCTCGATAGCCAAGATATCTTTCATGGACAAGAACTCAATCTCCTCGTCCTGGAGCACGAGATGTTTCGCTGTTGCGTACCAGAGCAAATCATACTGTGAGATCTGGAAGTCGGCAGTGAGCACCAGCATGTAACCGTTTCCGTATTCTTCCTTGTCCAAACGATCAGCGAGTACGTCATGGCCCAATGACCGCAAGCTGTGCTCCCACACAAACTCCGGCACCCGCACTTCGATAAGTGACGCTTCGATTTGTTCGTCTTCTACAACGTCGTCTTCTTCATCCGCCATTCTTCTTCTCCCGGTAATGCTTCACAACACGTTGAGCCATCGATAGCTTGTCACGGGTAGCGTAGTGCTCTGCCCTCTCCGTGGCAAGTTGGCGCTCCAGTTCCCCGGTAGTCGTGCCAGGAAGATCTTCTGCTTTGACTTTCTCGTAGTATTCCCTGGTCGCATAGAAACCAGTGAACTGTGACATCGCCATCCCCCACACCGAGATATCCGGCTTGGGCTTGACGAGATCCCAGTTCTTGAATTCTTTCTTCTTGAGCACGGACCAATGCTGTATGCACCACTCCATGAATTCGTAAGGATCGTTGACAGAACGCTCGTGGTTCCGCAGTTGGCCGGTCACACGTCCAGCAGTTGCCTTGGTGAAAGACTGCTCGCGTAGCTCCGGGTAATATTCGATGCAAAGTTGCTTCCATGCCTGCGCGACGTTGCCAGTATTCACTTTCTTCGTAAGCTGGCGATGTGCTTTATTCTTGCGTCGTACTCTCCCTACCTTCTTTACTTCATCTACCACTGCGTGCACTGCACGCGTAGCTCTTGTAGTTGTAGTTCTGGAAGAACTAGAACTAGGAGAGGTATTCTTCTCTTCCTTTAGGGGGTCCACCGTTGACCCCTCCCCCTCGGCCTGGGTTTTATGCTTCTTGGAGATACGTAGCTTGCTCATTTTGCACACGATTTCAATTCTAGGAGCCGCGTCCCTTCCGTTGGCGTCTTTCCGGGGATGGACCACCAAGAATCCCTTGTCCTCAAGTCCTTTCAATGCCCGTTTTATCGTGTTCCTAGCGAGGCCCAGGCCAGCGATGACCTTGGGTATACCCTGGAGCATGTGACGCATAGGGACGCGCTCAGACCGCTTATTGAACCGGGCTGTGCGCTCGATACAGAAGTGGGCCACCTTTGCTTCGGAGGCTGTGTATCGGGCGAGGTTGGCATTGAGGTAATTGGATAGTCCCAGGTAGTTGTAACCAGGACGCGAGATCGCTATACTTGCTGTCACAGTTCGTTCCCCTCCAAGGTGTTACGAACGTTGACCCCCGGAAGGTGTTCAGGCCCTCCGGGGGTTTTTTATTTCTGACAAAGAATTCTACACCCCTCAGTGCAGGCGGGCAAATCGCGCCCGTTGCCGTCACGACTCAAATATTAAATCCAATAACTTAATAGATTGCTCGTTAGCGAGTTTCATTGGAGTGCCATATTGGTCGTGGAGTAGACAGGCCATGTTAGAGATGTAAGTGAACTTGAATGATCCAGGGGTGTTGCCCCCATCGTCTTCAAATGCCTTCCTGATTGTTTCGCGAGCATCACGGATTTCATTGCTCATCATCCTTCCCCTAAATTGTTGAGGCACCCACTAATCACCTTGGCGTTCCCAGCCTCATCCCAAGTCTCCGGGGGAGCGAGGATCGCCCGCTCCCTCCCGTGCCCTCTGCTCTACTTACCGTTGCCGTTCTGCTGCGGTAGCTTCTCTTCGTCCAGCTTGTGATCGCCGCACCAGTCGCCGGGGAACATCACCGGCCAGCCACTCATCGTAGGCGCATGTCGTCGGCACCTACCCACCGACTGAGCGCCAACGATCACCTTCGCCTTCTCCACGTAGAACATACAGGTAGCGCACCGCATGCCTTCGCTCCTGTGTTTCCAGTTGTCTTCTTTACCCATCACCTTCTCCTCGTTCTATACACTGCTCTTATTGCCTGTTCCAGTTGTCGCCTTGCACGAGCACGCGCGACTCGTTCTTTTGATTGCGCAAGCTCGATGAAAAATAGATTATGTTCCTCTACTCGTTGAACCTCTGTGCAATAGTAAATCCCCGGAATGCTAAAAGCGGCCATCGCAGCCGCTTCTTTGCACTTATATTCAGTAACGTAGGGCAATCCCTGCCCTCCAACTTCAAACAGTATCCCTACCGTAAGCAACCAGATGGTCACGGCAGAGCCTTGTCCTTGTAGTGCTTGCCAAGCTGAAGCATACACATGCTCACCAGTCCTATGCCGCCGCCAATCAGTAGCGTAACGAAGTCATGACTTGCGGCCCCAAACACTATTACGCCAAAGCCGACACCCAAACCAGGAAGACCACACTCGTAGAGGAACTGTGCGCGCTCCAGGATCTTCAGTTGCTCATCGTCAGTCAATGGCATATCTCGCCCACGAAACCGTGAATCAACGCCTCGCTGACCGGACTGTGATGGTAGTTGCCGTGGCTGTCTTTGCACATCATTGCATCACGCACCATGGTCTCGGCATTCTCGCGCAACGCTTCAACTGTAATGTTAAGCGATTTAGCGACTTCCTCCTCAGTCATGGGGATCCCACGCAAGCTGTAGTAGAGCGGCGCAGTCACGACCGGTCCTGCTCGTACAGTGGGCGCATCATCAGGGCAATCGCTTCGGCGCGCTCGCCCCACGGCACGACGCCTTCTTTGCGGCACTCGTTCATCCACTGCACTTCGAACTCGCGACCGTGCTCGTAGCTGTCGAAGTCTCTCAATGCCATGCACGGCGCTGTGACGTACTGCCCGTCGCTGGTGTAGAGATCGATCTGCCACCACTTCTTGTCGGACTCGTAGATGATCTCGCTGGCGCGTTCCACGACGGCATCACCGAACTGCATCAGCGGAAACTCATCGCTGTGCATGCTCTTGAGCGTACCCGCTTCAGAGATCTCAATGACGTGTTCTTTTGCCTTCATGTTATGTACCTCCATTTTCGTATGATCAAAAGGGACCGCTGTCCTACCTTACTTGCTGCCTACGTTCCGGCTCAGCAGCTTTCAACCACCCTTCCCTGACTGTAACTACCGGGCTACCATTGGCCTCATATTTCAGAGTCCCCGGTCCTCGGACAGCAGTCCCTTTTGATCACAAAAATGAAACACAGAGGGCGAGAGGGTCACACTGGGGGAGCGGGACTGCTCTGCTTTAATCGGGGGGATTACCCTCCGTGTTTCGAAAACTGGACTCTCAGGGATTTTGACCGGGGGTACAGTCACGCGATGGCTGAAATCGAGCCTACCCTGAGAGTCCAGAACCTTCAAAACGTGAGCTTGTGGTCTTGCCCCGTAGCGAGGGGCGGCTTATAGAAGTCGTCCTTACGGCTACGTTGCATGCCGCCGCCAAGCACGATCTCGATGTGCTGAGTAGCTTTCTCGCACTGATCGCCTCGGAAGCCTTGCGCGTCCAAAGTCACGTTCCCGGCCGGGGAGATATCCACTACGATTTGCTGTTGCTGTTTCGTCATGGTCTCTCCTTACGCCGGGACACCAAGGACGAGACGGATTCCACCGCTGTCGCCCTTGACCCTGCTCACACTGTAGCCCTGCTGCGCAGCCTGACGCTCGATAGCATTCGTAGCGTACGCCTGATACAGCTTCCCTAGCCTTGCCTGATCCCGGTTGTCGTCCTTGCCGGGGGTGACGCCGAGAAGCTTCTCGACATGGCCCTGATAGAAGTCCGTCGCAAGACTGTACTCGCCGTCTTTGTTGGCGTACATCCCCACGTCGTACGGGCTGTCATGCAGCTTCAGAACGTAGTCGGCTTTCTTCATCTGGCCCCCAGCGTAAGCACGCGGGATAGCCGCCTCCAGGAGATCGCATTTGACCCCCTGCGCCTGAAGCTCCTTGATGGCACCCTTGATGGCTGCCTTGTCGGACAGCAACAGAGTACTGATAGTCGTCGTGTGGCTCATTGATGGCCCTCCTGTGTTACCGAGACCGAAGTATACCAAAGGATCCTATGTAGCTCAAATACGCCGCCGCACACGGATCCGTCTTTGCGGCTGCGATCCTACTACCACTGCCCTGGTTTCGCCAGTCACCGTCCTGACCTTCTCCACCGTAGGCTTGGGCGTTTTGCCCTGGTTCAACCCTTGCACTTCCCAGCACTCATCGAACTCTTCCTCGTCATCGAGATAGTTATCGACGTATGCGCTGGTCATGGTCGCACCAAGATCAGTTGCTTCCTCGACTGTCAGGACATCGGCATTGCCGACGAACACTGGCAGTATGTTATACACCGATTCGCGGTGCGCTGGTAGCTTTGCGTTCACCGAGATAGCAGGAGCCTCTTCACGTAAGCGTAGCAACACGCCCGCTCCGCTGTAGGGGCGACCGTTCATGGTGTTGCTCACTTGCATCAACAGCACGACGCCTTCCGAATGCTCCATGCGCGCAGTGTACCAGTGTCCGTGGTCCGCGAAGTTGTCAATCGATGCGGGCGCTTTCGTAGCGCGGCCAATCGGCTGTAACAACTGACTTGGAAAACATCGCGACTGGACGCCCGGTAAATGCTCGATGTTGAACGCAAACACATTGACCTTGCTCGACGTACCTTTGAACGTCTGGTGCCCGTGCATAAGCTGCACAACGTGACCTGGAATACGACGTGCCACGCTAATGTACCTGCTCGTCGGAAGAACCGCGACGATGATGCACGCGAACACGAGCGCCTTTCTTCGGCTCAACCGTGTCCTCCTGAAAGTCATCGTCATACACCTTGCTGGCAGGCCGCGCGTTCTCGCGTGCCCAAAGCGTCATCATCTGAATCTGATAACCGTACGCCTTGCTCAGCGGAGTCATCTCCTTCAGTGACGCAATGATGTGGTGCATCTCCAACTCTTCATCGGCATCGAATGCATTGATCAAGGCGTCCTTCAACGAAGTCTCGATCTCCGCACCGACGTAGGCTTTACTCGCCCCAACGAACTTGGCGTAATCCTTCTTGCTGAAATCCGCGATGTCGTAGCCGCGCTTCCGCAGATGAATCTCCAAGATCTGTTTGCGCTCATCACCCGCTGGTAGACGCGTAGCGAATATTTCATCGAACCGGCCCCGCCTTAACAACTCAGGAGGAAGACCATCGATGTTGTTGGCTGTGACCATGGTGAACACAGGGGTCTTGTTGTCCTGCAACCACGTCAGGAAGGTGCCCAGCACACGGCTGCCGGTGCCGGAGTCGCCACTGCCGCCCATACCACCTAGACCCTTGTCGATCTCGTCGCAGAAGAGCACACAGGGGGCCATAGCCTCCACCATGCGCAGCGCAGTACGAATGCGTTCCTCCGATGCACCAACGAGTGACTGAAACACCTTACCGAAGTCCAACCGGATACAAGGTACGCCAAGCGTAGCGGCGACAGCTTTCGCCACCAGCGACTTACCGGTACCAGGAGGCCCGACGAACACCATGCCCTTCGGAGCTTCGATACCGAACTCGGCCGCTTCCTCGGTGTAACAATTTTTCCGCTTCTCAACCCACTCTTTCAGAAGCTCCATGCCGCCAACGTCTGCCATGTCCTCGGTGTGGTAAAGCTCCAGGAGATCATTCTTGTTGACGATCTCCGTCTTGCCTTTGTTGAGTCCTTCGATGATCTCGTCAGGACCGACAGCTTCGTCGGAATCCTCGACTGCATTCTGCACGATGGCGAGCGAAGAAAACATTTCGAATCCTTCCTTGGTCATACCCGCACCGGCAAAACAAATCTTGTCGTAGTCATCCTTGTCCACAGCGAGAATGCTGTCATCAACACCATCCAGAACAGCACCGAGTGCTTTCTTCAATTCCTTGTGTCCTGGCGTATCGAAATACAGTGTCACGATTGAACTGGAGACAGCTTCGGGCATCGGCACATTCGGTGTAACGAACACAACGCGAATATTACTCGGCGGCAACACATGTGCGTACTGCTGAATCATGTGCACGACGGCAGGCTCTTCCAGCCAGTAAAGAGGATTCACGTACACGAAGAAGTGTAACTGCTCATCGTCCTCCGATGACTCGGGCTTCTTCTTGACCAGTTCCTTCATCGGCTCAGTGATGGCCCCATTGAAGACTAGCTGACCATCACCCTCGACGTTGGTTTTGAACATCGTGTTCGCATCGAATTCGCGGAACCCATTGATGATGTCCCACTCTCGATATTGATTAGCTTCCACGAGCACAGTCTTACGGAGTGCCAGGGTAGCCCTGACAACTTCGTCGGTGCGTACGTGGATGACAGACGCGCCCGAATCCGAGTACACCATCAGCTTGTGGCTGAAGGCGTCCTCCGAGTGGCGATTCAATAACTCTTGAGTTACGCGCATAGACAGTGGCCCTCCGGTTCATTGACTCACAAGGGATCCTACCAAAGAATTTGATAGGGTGCAACCGGAATGTAGTTCCTACTTTGCAACCAAGTGCAAAATCAGCCTACAGATGCCTGGGATAGCTTAGGCTCCGGATGCCCTGGTGTGGGCCTAGCCACAGAGCGGTTAGCAGCCATGAAACCAAGCTCCATGTAATCGCGGGCAATTGCTATCCACCGCTTGTCATAAGCCCCGGCTGTGTTCAGTCCATCCAGCATAGCGAGCACTTCTTGTTCTTTGCTCTTCAGTATATTCATCACCGCGATTTCATCTTGCTCCAACTCGCGGTACCCAGTGATTAAACGATGTTGATTTTCCACCTAATCTACTCCTGCAAATGCTTTGTACATATCGGTTACTTCAGAAGGTATGGTCTTTACAAATTCAGGATCCTGAAGTTTTAATTTCCATTCTTCACTTGCATTCCATACCTCGATCTTGAGTTCTACAGGATACTTTGGGCAAATGTATAACTGACCATGAAAACGATCACATGCGCCACACCACCTAGCGTGAGCATAAGGATGACCGTGCGGTGGCGTGTAGCCTGTTTCCATATCTTCCCCCCACAATTGAAAAGGGGCCGAACCCCGAAGGATCCGGCCCCGCCCTCCGCTCAAGGAGATAACCCAGTTGCTACGACACGCAGGAGAGTGGGAGGGCCAGTCCGTCAGCAGGCGTATCTAACAACCGCACGGCTATTTTACTTATTATGCCCCTTCCCCGTCAAATCGATCACTTGGCGGTTTTCTTCATCTCCACTTCAATCGCGTTGAGCCGCATCTTCTGATCTTGCAACTGCTTCTGCTCGCCTTCAAGATTTCGCATGTCGCGCTTATCGTCCAGATCTAAAGGGCCATCCGTTTCTTCTCGATAATCGAGATCCTTAATCTCGTGACCCACTTGAGCGCGTCGAGTCGAATTCACCATCTGTTGCAGATCGAGCAAGATCTGAGCCTGCGAACGCTGCACTTCTTCTGCATGAGCGTAACGCCCATCAAACCACGCACCACCAGCAAGCAAGAATGCAATGATCGTTACGGTGCTACCCGCTATCCCGATCCAAATCTTGACCTTCGTCGGCCACTTCGCTTTAGCTAAGTCAGTTGCTTTGCGCCGAAGCGTCGTAGTCGATTCTTCCTCGTACTCTCTTCTTTCTCTATTGCTTGGCATCTTCGTCTACCCGATGGTAAACGCCTCACCCCTGTTGTTCGCGGCGTTGTAACTGATATGCACCCATCCGGACATCGGATCACCTTCTTTCGGGAACTCACGTATGAGTTGATCGAATTTGAGATTGGCGAGACACCACTGATAAAGCTCATCGTTGGGTACACCGACAATCTCGCAGTCTGCTGCCATACCTTTCGGATGGCTCTTGAGCCTGAAGTATTCATCCCAGGAATTCGTGTCGCTCGGTTTGTTATGCTTTACGCGCCAATTCACGAAACCCTGTTTCGCTACGATCTTCTCCAGGGCCTCGCCGCGATACCACGACTGCGGCGCGAACTTGCCGAACTCAGCACGCATGGGCTGCAAGCAGTTCACAGCCAGTGCATGGGCTGCACGTAGCACTTGAGGGCTTGGAGTGTTATCGATACCGTAGCGGTCAGCAGTAGACGACCGGGCAACCTCTCTGTGAGTGAAGTTTGGCGCGTCAGGCTCAAATCTCTTGTGAGGATCGAACTCCCATGGGTCCACTGTAGGTACCTCCGGTTGTGGCTCCGTAAAAGCCTCTTTGACTGTTTCCGATGTCACGTCCCTGCCGGAGCCGGTAACGCTCACGGAATCATAGGCCGCCTGCTCCTGCTCTCCCTCTGCGGACGGCACATCCCCGAATACAGGCGCAACGTCATCCGTCTGTGTCGCCTTCGACTTCTTCTTCCGTTTCCTCGCCATCGGTTTCCTCCTCTACCGGCTTACCCCCGGTCTTGAAATTTACGGCCCGCCGATTGAAGTTAGTAAGACATTCGCGGAACCATTCAATTTGTGCCTTGCGCTGCTTGAGATGTATGAGCATGTCGTTGAAGTTCAGGCCCATGTTCTCGTAGTGCTTCGGCGTGAACGCAACCCACCAGATATCTACTCGATCCTGCATGGCCCACGGTTCTACCTTACGTAGATGAATCTTGTCTGCTTTCGGTTCTGCTCCGCAACGAATCTCCTCCATAGCAGTGACTTCATTCACCACCACATCCGGTTGCTGAATCATCGGCCCGGTACAGGCCGCGATCAGGAACGGACTAAAAACTATTAGCAACGTTTTCGAATTCATCGAATACTTCTTGCGTTTTCTTTTGCATGAGATTGGTGACAAGGCCGGGTTTCGCGGCCAGTAGTTTACCGAACTTGTGATCGGCAAATACATTCTTCATGTACTGCCCTTGCTCGCGTGCCTCTTCCAACTTTGCATCGGCTACTTCCCTGGCAGCCGTACTCTCAATCATTGCGATTTGAAGATTCTGGATCCGGTTCTCGTTGTTCTTGATGGTTTGACGGAACTGCTCTTCGTTGGCTTGATGCACTGCGATAGCACTGGTCTGTTCAGCGATCAACTGATCCTTGCGTTGGTCGTCCTTCCAGTGCAGATAGATTGGCAATCCCACCGCGATCATGATTGCCAATGCGATACCTGCCTTAATGAGAAACCCGGCACCCATATCACTTACTCCAGATTTTATCCCCGACTACGAAGCCGATGTACGCACCGATGACTGCGGCGCACGGCCACATACCAGAGACCATGATGTCCGCATTCGTTTGAGGGATAGTAATGCCGTTCGCAGTGACAACCATCGTGTAGACACCGATTGCGACGATGTACCACATGCTGAGCCATGCCATCCTCCTTCGGTTCGTCCAAAGCGTTCCGGGGTTTGGATGTTGACCCCCAACCGCTTCTGTTGCCTCACCCATGATGCAACCCTCCACTTAACGTGAAAGAAACCCCGGCAGCCGAAACCACCGGGGCATGAGTTACACCATCGAATTTGCAATCAATTGCAAAAACGAATTACCTAGTTACCTTCAGCTTGGCCTCGTGACGTGAACTTGATCCGGTTGTCGTCATCAATGCCGATCAGCACCGACTCGATCAGATCCTCGTCCATGTTCATCGTGTAATCCTGACCGCCCAGAGGGAAACTGACCGTCTGGAAACCAGAACCGTTAACCGCACTGACGTTCGGCTTGTAGCCAGCCTGGAACATCGCCTCGGTAAACGCGATAGCGGCTGCACGCTGATATTGCGGGTGCCTTTCTACCGGCACGAAGGCTTTCAACTCTTTCGAGTACAAAACCTTTTGCACGTTGCCCTCGCCATCGAGAACATTGGCCGCAACGATGTGGCCTTCACGTTCGGCAATCGTCGTCATCTGGTGACGATACAAGTCCAGAGCAAGCTCCTGTGCTTCCGGGATGTTGCTCTCAAAACCTGTCCGCACAGCTTGTTCCATTACGCAGTCTTCATCACGTATCGGCAAGCTGAAGCCCAAGCTGAAAACACTCCCAGTCCCACCAGAACCACCGGACGCAGAATACGTCGAGATGCAATTGGTTGTTGAACGTGAACTGATACTCGGCGCAAACGCGGCAACACGATTGCCGCTGGCATCACTCTTGATGCTGACGCCCTGCTTGTTACCCTGCAACTGACCCTGGACGGCAATGGCTTTCGAATTCGAATACGCCTTCCCGCCATAGGCTTTGTTGCTATTGTAGTTGGCGTTGTAATCGGAATTGTAGTTCTTGTTGATTCCGATCTGGCCCTGCTGCATACCTTGCTGCTGACCTTGCAACTGCCCTTGAAGCTGACCCTGTTGCTGACCTTGAAGCTGGCCTTGGATCTGATTGTCGTCGCAATTGCTGATACCCGCGCATGGACTTCCGGCGAATGCCGACCCACTTACGGACAGGGCAAAGGCAGCGAGAATGCTTGCAAGCAATTTTCTCATTTTCCCCTTCTCCTTATTTCACCTATACCACGAACTGGGGAATCCAATTCGTCATGGCGAATACTACGCCTACCACCTACCATGTCGCAAATCAGAGACATAATTACACGGTTAGTTACTACTCAAGCTTCTTTCCCCTCACTTTAGGATTTGAGGGTGTATCACGTCACGATCCAAAGCTGGCCCCTATTGCGCCAAGGATTAAACCGATTACCCCTACGACGGCATAACGTTGCCATGGTTTCAGAGCATTCCATCTTTCGCTTAGCTTCTCCATTATCTTCCTCCTGTGATGGTGGCAGCCATCTATATTCCTAGTGACGGGATGAGAAATGCACAGTTGTTCGTAGTTAGATAATCCTCTGCCGCAGTTCGTGCCGTCGCTTTATCAGCAGCATTACGAACTATCGAT